TGTGGGACTTAGATGGTATAGAAGTTCCCTATCCTGCCCACCATTCTTTGCCACCAGAGCATCGTATAAACTGTCTATGCACAATTATGCACGAATTCCAAACAGATGAATCAGCGCAATAAAAAGCGCTTGTTCATAGATAAACGTACCGTTATGCCCAGAAGGGCTACTAGAAATCGTATATATGCATTTATGTTAAAAGAACATTTTAGGAAGCGATGAGCGAAAATCTACAGGCAGCTAATCCAGATACTTTGTACTTATCAAACGAAGTAACAGATCGTTTTAGAATCGTGGTGGATAGGCATCATCGAACACACGGCACGCCTCCACCAATGTCAGAAGAATTTAAATCGACGTGTAAGCGTTGGCGTACTATGCATTATCGATTTCAACAAGGCGATTATAGACACACTAGATCTGAATTATTGGCATTGCGTGATGTTGCGCAATGGACGTTGGATGTCAATAATACGCTTTGCAACCAACCAATGGTCAAAATGGAATGGCAAGATTAGTCAACGTTCGTACTTGTGAGTTACCTCCAGGTACGCGAATCATAATTGATGTCGCTGATCCAGAATTGTCAACTCAAGAAATTGACAAGATTCGGCAAGCTGTTGAGAAATGGGCAGGTTCTGGAATACCAGTTCTTGTAAAACCGTTTGGAACAGAAATTGTGATCGAATATAGAAACAATTTGGTAAAATAAAAAGTTAACTGGTCATTTGGTCCAAAACCGGAATATAAAACATGGCACAACGACAAGTCACTATATATCTTGGACCGGCTAATTCGTTATCACAACGTAACGTAGTTATTAAACGTTTGCCTCGTGCTGGTGATGATACCATGCCAGCAAATAGTGTGAGTACGAATTTATCCGGTAGCACTGAAGTTACGACTCAAACATTAAATACTAATGAAATATATCAATTGATCGTAACTGATACGCATTCTGGCGGCGCTGTAAGCGAGCCTAGAATTTTATTATTTTCTACAGGTGAATTGCTTTTTCCTGGTCCATCTAGTAATGGGCTTAGTGTACTTTCGATGGAAGATATGAGCGAAAGTTCACAAAGCTCGTTGTCTTCGTCCTCTATCTCAACTAGTTCGCACAGTTCGTCGTCAAGTTCGATTTCGACTTCTTCGAATTCGTCGTCTAGTTCGCAAAGCTCGTCATCTGATAGTTCGTCGTCATCCTCTTCAGTGTCGTCGTCAAGTTCGTCTAGCAACTCGTCGTCGTCATCATCTGAAAGTTCGTTCAGTTCGTTATCTAGTAGTTCGATGTCTGCAAGTTCGCTTACATCATTCAGCTCTAGTTCGGAGAGTTCGACTAGTAGCACATCATCTAGTAGTTCAATATCGACATCTACTAGCTCAATTTCTACTAGTTCAGAGTCTAGTTCTGTTAGTTCATCACAAAGCTCTTCGGCTTCTTCGCAAAGCTCGTCATCTTTGTCTTCAAGTAGTTCTTTGTCCGCTAGTAGCAGTTCTATCTCAACTAGCTCGAATTCAAGTTCGTCAAGTACAAGTTCGATGAGTTCGCAGAGTACTAGTTCATCAAGCTCTTAGACTAAAACAGGATTTAAATAAATGGGTAATATTCAAGTTGAACTTGCGGACAAAACGTTTAACAACGTCATCCGTACAATTAAACGTGCTGATGTTGCCGTTGTCATGTCTCTCGTCGAAGCATCACAACAACGATTACGTCAATTGCGAGCCAGTAGGGATCGCAGCGCTGTAGTCGAAGGGGTGCCAAGAGGTTCTGATAATGTTGATACTGGCTCAGTCATTACTTGGATGAGCAAAATCAATAAAGATAATGAGGCGGCAGTTGAGCAGTTGACCAAAATTTGGGCTACTGGCAAAGCTCGTCTGGGCAGTTAGGAGGATCTACTGTGAAATCACTTCTAGATGCCGTACGACAGCGCGGCACCAAGCAAACTGAATTTAATCACGGCATAATGACTGCGGATCGTTATGTTTCCACACTTCAGGAAACTATCGGTCTCGACAATTGCTATAAATTTGCAGCAACTCAAACAAAGTCATTTGCTGATTGTTTGCAGCAATCCAAAAGTACATTGGTGCATTCTAATCAAGATATGCAAGTGACTAAATCAATGACAATTGCAGATGCGGCAAAAGAATATTCTTTTGACGTGCCTAAAAATACATTGATGGTTTTTAAACATGTTTTAACGACTCCACGTATTGATCGTGACGGTGATATTTTACGTACCGAAGGTGCATCACCTGATCCCAAGATGTTGTTGTTATGGCAGCATGTTCATAATCTTCCGATTGGTAAAGCATTGTATGTTGAAGAACATACAAAAGATCGTTTGGTTATGGTTTCTGCAATCGTCGATATGAATGAGTTAAGTCATGATGCGGCTGTGATGGTCGACAATGACATGGCTCGTTTTTCCCATGGCTTTAGAGCATTGGATTGGGAAGAGTTGGTTGATGATGATGATGTTAAAACTGGTGGTTTTAATATTAAATCATTTGAAATCATGGAAGAATCGATAGTTAGCGTTCCTAGCAATGTTGATGCTGAAATGTCTGAACGAATGGTTGAATTGTGTGAAAAAGGTACTTTGAAATCACAAGTGGTTACAGAGTACGCTAAAAATATTCGCCAAGAAATGCCAATTCAAGTCGCAGTTGAAGCGGAGTTTACTGAAGATGAGAACGAACAAGTCGATGATGCAGCAGATGAAAAGGCAATCGGAGACGGAATCGTTTCAGAAGAAGCCAAAGATTCTGGTAACGGATGCTCAGAATGCGAATGCAGCAACTGCTGCGGAGAACGAGCAAACGAAGCTAAAGATGAACATGGAGACGAAGAAGATTCAGAAGACTCCGAAAAGGAAATTGCCGACGAACAAGTAGAAGAGAAAAATCCTTTTGCGGAAGAAGAGGAAGAAGAGGAAGAAGAATCATCAGATGATGAGAAAGAAGTAGATGAAGAAGAATCTGATGATGATGAAGAGTATAAATCTGTAGAGGCTGACAGTAAGCTTTCGCAGAATACATATCAGCAATTAAAAGCTGTTTATGATGATCTTGAAGCAGTTAAATCAGCAGTTTGTAAAACAGATTCTAGTGGTCAACCTGTTTGTGATTTAGGCACAGGTGAATTTGCCACATTAGAACGTGCTTGCAACTTGTTGTATGCGGTTTTGGAACAAACTGTAGATGAAACTGAATATGTAACAAACTTTACAATTCAAGACGCTAAAGCTTTGTTGTTCCAATCGAGTCCTGAAGATTTGAAGCAAGTTGCAGATGTTTTAGCTGTATTGCTTCAAGAAGATAAAAGCCTGATTGTTCGGGCATTTAAAAACTTTCTATAGGATTTAACGGGTTATTAGTAAGTGCTGATAACCGTTTAAATAAAAGTCAACATAGTTTGAGGTATAAAAATGAAGTTGACCAGTCTTTTTAAGGCGTGGATCGTTGAGAATTGTGATGTTGCTGATGTAGCATCTGATGACGATTTTCGCGCTGCTGCCGCCAAAGCGTTGGCAGACGGTACGTTGTCTGTGGATAAGTTTGCTGAATTGCAAGTTGATCCCGAAGAAGAAAAAGCCGCAGAAGTACAGAATCGCTTCGAAAGCATGGAGAAATCCATTCAATCGATTAGTGATGCTTTGGCTAGTTTTGCTCAACCACAGGAAGAAAAATCAGAAGCTCCTGCCGTTGAGAAGGCCGTTGCGGACATCGCTCAAGAAAGCAGCGATGCTGAGATTCGTGTCAAAGGCGCACATGAGATGTACAACACATCGAAAAGCGCTTTGAATTTCCCCGAAACCACGAAGTCTGGAAATCGCCACAAGTTGGCAGGTCAGCCCGTTGTTGATGAAACGGGTCGCCAGATGGAAACGCCTAGTGATCTCGACAAGGCTGTTGCAGGTGCTTGGTGGAAGTTTAAGCTCAACACGTTTCTTAAAGGCCGAGCGCCAACGTTCGGTTTTGAAACCCTCCCTAACCACGAAAAAGAATTGCTGAACTATGCCGGAACGTCCATGGATTGGGACGTAGATGGTAAGCAGATGAAAGGCATTCCTGGTGGTTTTAAAGCGTTGATCGATGACGCTACTTCGGGTGGTACGGAAGCTGCACCTATCGTTTTTGACGATTTGGTTATCCAGACTCCGCTTCTCAATGGCGAATTGTTCCCGCTCGTCAATCAAGTACCGATTGATCGCGGTCGTCGCATTGAAGGCGTATCGGTAGCTAACGTAACGGCATCGTGGGGTGGTGTAGATGATACTTCGATCTCGTTGTTTAACACGAGTTCGTATGTCAGTGCATTCGATACCACGATCCATCGTTGGCAGGGTGCTATCCATGTCGGTTTGGACTTCATGTCTGATACACCGATTGATTTCGGTACCATCATTACGCAGCAGTATGGTGAGCGTCTTCTCGAAGATCTCGATGATTGTATTGCTACTGGTAACGGTACTACGCAGCCTGAAGGTATTATGAACAAAGCAGGCACGACGAGTGTCAACTTTGCTAGTACTACTTCGTTGGGTAACTACGAATTGCTTCGATTTGGCGTAGCCAAAGCCGAGCATCGTGCTATCGGTAATACCGCAGTCTTCTGTGGAACCGAGCAAAGCTACCAGCGCATGAAATCGCTTCCAGTTGGTGCTTCTGATGATCGTCGTCTCCATGGAAACGACTACTCGCAGAATTATCAGTGGATGGGCGTTCCTTATAAAATCAACGAAAGCCTTGCAAACACTCAGATCTTCTATGCTCTGATGGGTGGCTATCGTATGTATCGTCGTAAGGGACTCGAAATCGCGGAAAGCCGCGAGGGCGATGAACTGATGCGTCGTAACAACATGTTGATTACCGCTATGGCACGATTCGGTGGACAACTGGAACGTGGTGCTCAAGCGGCAGTAACGACGACTGCTCCGTCTTAATGACTAGCCTCGTCGTGGGGGTTTAGAATTGTCGGAAATGTCCCACCTACCCCTAAAATCGCATCCCCCCCTGTGCGATTGGGGTGGGTGGGCATTTTTATTATTTCGCATAGGGGAAAAATTAAATGGTAGAAGCAACTAAAAAAAACACGAGCAGCGTACCGATGTTTTCAGTTGAGGCAGATACGCCTAGGAATGGCGATTTGCTGTTAGCAAGCATTACTGGTGAGCGTTTGCGAGGTCGGATTGAATCCAACAAAACAGTTACGGATCAACGTACTGGGCAAAAAATGACGCCGATTGATCAAGCCGCAGGGTTGGCGACATTGCCAATGGTTCCTGGTCATATTTTGAAGGTAAATCCAGCAGAATATAGCTATGAAATAGTCGATCCTTTAGCTGAAGATGAATCTAAGTTGGACACAGTTAATCGTGGATTGATTGCAAAGGGTTTGCAGCCTGTGCAGGGCGTTCCTAAACGTCAAGGCACCTTAGATAAAGATCGAATGAAGACGTTGTGTCGTGAAGTGTATCACATCCTAAATGCTGATGAGGCGCGGTGGGTAAGCGGTCCCAAATTTACATTGGATGATGTAGATGCTTTGCCGGGAAACTATCTTTTGAATCCTGGTTCACAAGTACCAAATACGCAGCCACGATACGAAAAAGACTTTGAAGCTTGGAAAGACAATTTGAATCGCTAGGGGCTTCGCTAACAAGTTTTTCAAAAATAGGCATTGATCTATTGTTAAAATAAAAAGAGCCCCTTAGAGGGGCTCTGAGGGACTCAGAATGGCAAAAACTAGGCGAAATGGTTCGGTAAAAAAGTCTGATTATCAAAAAGAAAACAAGTATTACGTGATACAGAGAGCAGGCTCTTTAGATTGGAAGGGTGGAGACGGCAATTACATTATCGCCAAAACTGGATTAGATGTGTTGGTGCGTATCGGAGATCATGTAGCTGGTCAAATTCAAAAAAATCTTAGCAAGCCTGCTAGAAATGGTCGACCAAGTAAACGTGGTGAATTTCCAAGAATGAGAACAGGCACATTGCGTGATGGCATTAATTCGTGGGTTACTGCTGATGAGCTTTCTCTTTATGTAGGTTCAAGTTTGCCCGAAGGCACAGAGCCTTACAACATCGAATTAGAATTTAGTAAACGCCGTTCTTTTATGATGAGAACTATTAAAGAAGAAATACCGACTATTGTTCGTTTGTTTAAAGATATGAGAAGAATGTTCCCCAAACATTTTGCAAAATTTGCAAATCAGGTTTAGTGCATGTTTGAACCTCAATTACATAAAGCGATTGCACAAGCATGGGTCGATGGTGAATTAGACGATGCGTTTTCGCAGTATGGGGGCAAGTCGCCATATTTTTTTGACACAGTAGCTAATCCAGAACATCCATTTCCATTTTGCACAGTTAATATTGAGCAAAGTACTGTTATTACTCGGATGTCTGGGCACGATATTTATGAACATCATGCAACTGTTGATGTGCCTATTCGATTTGAAATTTGGGCAGAGCAAGTAGGCTCAAAGTCAGCTAAAGAAGTTGCATATTTATTAAATGAAGAAGTTTCAAAAGTGTTTGGTGGGCATACTACTGAAACCGAATTGGAATTAAATATAGATGGGGGCCAGCACATATGCACGATGCATACTTTTTCGCAAGGTTCTAGGATGGACCAACGTGTGTATATGTGGGCTATAGAATATACGGTTCGTGTTGATGCTCTGTTTAAAAATCCTAGATGGGAATTGTCATAATGGCACGTAGTTTACAAAGCACAACATTAACAATTAGTGCGGCAACTACTGTACAGAATACGTTTGGTGCAAATACCGAATATATTAGTAAAGCGGTCATTTCTCAGGATCGTATAAATCAACCGACCAGTGGCATTGAAGTTAATGAAGCAGATCGTGTGTTTTACAAAAACGACGGATCAATTTCATCAGGTGCTTCTGAAGTTATTGATCTTTATGATTTTGTTGGCACCGATGGTGGTACAGGTGATGGTCGCGATCCTGTAGGTCAAACATTGGCGTTAGCTGAAATAGTGTATATAGCGGTAGCTAATACAAATGCTAGAACAGCATCAGGTACATTAGAAGTAGAGCCAGATTCTACAAATGGCTGGTCTCCAATGGGGACGCATACCGCAGCAACAGGTGGTGGTATTACAGGTGGTGGTGCGATTGCAAAGATGGCAGTGGCAGATCCTGGATTTGTGGTTACAGATGCAAGTAATCACAGAATCAAATTAACGGCAAATGGCGCAGATTGTGGCTATTCGATTATTGTCGTTGGTCGCCATGATGCAGACGATTCATCGTCTTCAAATTCGAGTTCGTCGTCCTCGTCTGCGTCCAGTTCGTCACGAAGTAGCACCACAGGTTCTACTTCATCATCGTCGTCAGTATCTAGTACTTCATCGAGTAGTCTTGAACTTGATTCTTCAAGCTCACAGAGCACCACATCAGCCTCTACGAGTTCCACAAGTTCTGCAAGTTCACAATCATCGTCGTCGTATAGTTCGACGACTTCGGGTCCATAGGAGTTTAAATAAATGTCTTCAGTTAATTGTATTACGGGAAAAAGTGGGGAAATCCAAGTTGGTGCAACTACGGTGGCACGAATTACATCTTGGGATGTAAATCCTACTTTAGCGACTAGTAGTGAATGGGGCGATTCGGATAGTGCTGGTTACACGAATCGTTTGCGTGGTCGGCTAGATGCAACGTTCAATGCAGCAGGAAAGTATGACACAGCAAACGAACCATGGTCTTTGATTTATGTAGGTGTAGTTGCTGATGTTACGTTGTGGATTAATGGTACTAAGTATTTCAATTTCCCAAGAGCTTTGTGTAATGATTTCAACATGACTATCGATATTGATAGTGCTGAAGTTGTTGGCTATGAATCTTCTTGGGGTGCTGATGGCATGTACTATCGTCCAGGACAAGCAGGCGCGCCAGTTAAAAGTATTACTGACTCGTCTCAATCATAGTTTTAGTTTTTGCAAGGGGAGGATGTTATGGGTGTTAGTAGTGAAATGGCTACTACTTTGGGTGCCGGTCAAGTTTTAACAGTAAGGGGGACTGAATATAAAGTCAGTCCTCTGTCGTTAAAACAATTGACTGAAATTCAAAAAGAAGCTTTGCAATATTACAAACGCAATTACATCAAAACTTGGGCAGACAACATGGATTTGCTGCCCAATGGTGAAGCAATGATGCATGAAGCGATGACGAAAGCTTCTAAATTAGAAGTTACTGATTTGCCTATGCGTGTTGCTTATGATTGTGAAAAAGTGCCCATTAGTAAAAAGATTAAAGAGCTATTGGTTAGTCTTGAATGGACTGATGTTTTTGATGTTGATGACGAAGATGCAAAAAGATATTTATCTACTGCATTAGATAGAGAGCAAGTTACGCCTCAAGACGTTCATCGAATAACGAAACAGATGCCAAAAGCAGTTCGAGTTCCTTATGATGCATGGTGGGCCACATCGACATATGAAGGCATGGCTTGCATCATCCATTGTGGTTTACAAAAACATCATTCAGAGGTAACTAAGCAAGAAATTCTTGATTGGTCCCCAGATGATTTGATTACAGCGGCTGGCGTTGTAGAAGATGTTTCGTCAGCAGATGCGGGAAATTAATAGGCCGCAGCGAAGCTGATCAGGCAGAAGCGTATGCGGCCCAATTAGTAGTTAATGTTCCTGATTTATTAGCGGGAATAACTCCTTACCATATTCGATGTATGGTAGAGAGTTCAATAAATGGAGGTGGTGGTTATACGATACAAGAAGTTGGTGACATGACTCCTTACCAAATTTACTTTCGTTTAACAGAACCAGAGTTGTTAAAACGCCAAGATGGCAAACGCATTGTCAAAATGAATCAGGCACAGGCAGTGACATTAGCTGATGAAAATAATGACATTAAAGTGCGTATGGCAGATGGTACAGTTAAAAAGTTTTCTGCTGATGGGTTAATTAACCCAAAAATGTGAGATAGTTATGGCAATACAAATTGCAAACTTAGCCGTCAAAATTCAAATCGATGATAAAGACGGACGTAAAAAAACAGAAGACTTTAAGAAGCGATTAAAAAAGCTTGTTAAATGGTCTAAAGCTCAGATGAAAATGATGGCTGGTGGTTTGGGATTAACCGCTTTAGCCTTTCGTGGATGGCGATTAGCAGGCGAGTCTATTGAGTTAGCGACAACTCAAATTCAAGCAATGGCACGAGTAAAAGGTGTTCTCAAAGCGACAGGACATGCAGCAGGATTTTCAGCAGAACAATTAGGAGACATGGCTAATGAGATGCAAAGTGCATCAACTATTGGCGATGAAGAAATCCTAAATGCTATGGGAAAATTAGCCACATTTAAAAATGTCCAAGGAGAGGTTTTTAGAGATGCAACACAAGCTTCTTTAGATCTTGCTCATACTGGATTTGGTAGTATTGAGCAGGCTAGTATTCAAATGGGTAAAGCGTTAGAAGACCCAATCCAAGGTGTTTCTGCGTTAAAGCGTGTTGGTGTTTCCATTTTGCCAGATGATAAAGAACGCATTCAGCTATTGATGGAACAGGGTAATTTGCTTGGAGCACAAGAAATTTTGTTAGCGGCTGTTAAAGGTCAGGTAGATGGTGTAGCACAAGCAATGGCAGATACGCCAGCAGGTCAATTGCAAATTGTTAATAACAAATTGAATGACACAAAAGAAGCATTGGGTACTGCACTCATTCCGATGTTTGTCAAAGTTAAAGAGAAGTGGTTAGACTTTTTGACAAACTTTATTTTGCCTTGGGTTAAGATGCTAGGCTTTATTATTGAAAATTGGGACTTAACGTGGGAATTAATTGTTGCCGGTGCTAAATATCAGTTTTTCAGATTAGAAAACGCTGTTATTAATTTCTGGAAAAACATTCCGCAATACGCATTGTTTGGCGCTAAAGTTATTGGTAATCATATGAAAAATATGGCAGTCATGTGGTTGCGTATTATTAAACATTTAGCGAATGCTATTTTTGAAGTGTTTTCTGGTTTAACTGATATGATTTGGAAAGCTATTACGGGTGGCGATGTATCAGCCGCATGGAACCAAATGATATCAAACGTAGCTATAGAAGCTGAAAATGCTTTTTCTGCTGTAAGCGCCTCAATGCAGGGTAGTGCTAAATATGCAGCCGACGAGTATGCAAAATTGCAAAATACATTAAGTAAAGATGAAACTTCTGATTTAAGAAGATCTAGAAGAGAATTTAATAAGTTAAAAGAACAATTTACGGGTCGTTTTATAGACTCGCAAAAGCCAGCAGAACAAAAAGCAATTCCATTGCCTCCTGCACCAGCTCTTCAAGTTAAACAAGATTCTAAATCAGGGTTTAGTTATGGATCGACTGATTTACTTGGACTGGCTTCTTCTATACAAGACATGATGTTTGGTGAAGATACTGATCAGAAACAATTAAATGCGCTCGAAGCCGGTAATGCGATGCAGCAACGGCAATTGGATATCCAAGAAGAGCAGCATCGAAAGGGCGGACCAGGAAGTTTAAAATAATGACTGATCCACGACTGCCAGCAACATGGCGTTTAAAAACAGCAGCGGGCATTCCATATCGTGTTATGGATTTGTCATTAAGTGTTGAAGAGAATAAGGCATCTGCTACCGAAACTTTAGTAATGCCTTGGAATTATGTGGTTGCTTTTATTAACGAATCTTTTCCGCCAACAAACAATACTAAAGGTAAACAGGCAATTCGAAGGACTCGTTATTTGCCGGGAACTCGATTGCAAACCACAAATATTTCAGCGGCAGCATTTACAGGTGGTCGCCCAATTGATTTTTTTGCAGCGGATTATTGGGCTCCAGCGGAGACGTACGATTCGTTAGCTAAAGTAACTGTTCAGTATGAAACGAAAGAACAAGAAGACGACCAGCCTTATAAAATATCTGCCCGAGCAAGCGGTCAAGTGCTAACGTCTCCTGCACCAAGTGCAACAGTAGAAGGAGATAGTGGCGGTCCTGGTCGTATGAAACAGCCGCAATTGCCTCTTCAAATTATGACCCCGACCATTACATGGTCTGTAGAGTGGCCTAGTATTGATCGCTCGTTATTTAGGGAAACAATTTTGCCACTTTTGAGATCATTAGTTGGAACAATTAATGATAAAGAGATGGAAATATTTTTTGGTGCTCCTGAAGAAACAGTTTTGTTTTTAGGATTTGATTTTGAAGAAGAGTATACAAATGCTGCTGTGTTGGGTATGGCAATCGGTGATGAATTAGAAAGAGGTGAAAATGATCCAGATACAGGTAAACCGATGCATCCTAACAAACAAAGAGATTTGTTAAAAATTCAAGACGATGCTCGTGCAGAGGATAATCGTGAAGATGATAAGACTATCACATTAAATTTGCATTTTTCAGAAGTTAGAAAATACAACCGCAAAGCGGATGCGAATGCTAGAGCTGTGAGAGGTCATAATCATATTTGGAATCCAGAACGAGGTCAGTGGGAAAAAATATATTTTAGTGATGGTAAGCCATTGTTCCCCTCTCAAAATCTGATGCAAATTTTTTCTGCTGGATTTGAAGAAATAAATAACGAAAATTAAAAAGTGCTGAAAGTTCACTAATGCATGAACGATTTCCAAAAAAGAAACCCGGTCAGCACCTAACAGCAGAGCAGGTAAATGATTTAGGCTTTGCTGCTCGTCAGGGTGGTTTAGCTTCAGGCGGTGCTCCCAACCATTTATACAATGCGGGCACATTCTCTACGCAATCAAGTCCTCTTCCACATCATCAACGAGTCGTTGAAGTTGTAGGAACAGAACAAATTGATTTTCCTGATGCTGTTGGTAAGTATAAGGTACAAAAAGTTTATCTTGTTCAAGAACAATATTTTGATCGAGATGCTGGTAGATGGTTATTGATAGACACAACTGGTCCATTTCCTATGGACCACAATTACATGGACAAGGAGTATCAAATAGGCGATGTTGTCATTGCTTATTGGGATTTGCAGAGAAACATGTACGTACCTATTTGTTGCGAAGAGACGGCAACGATGTGGTGCGGTTATGTGTGTGAATGTGCAAAAAGAGAAGATCCCGAAGATCCTAGTTCAAAATGTTGTGTTTATCGAGGAAATGTAAAGCGATTAAATGATGTAACAAATATTTGTAATCCTGGATATATCACAAAAGGTGCTTGGATTGTTGCAGATTGTGATTTGCCAGCACATTCAGAAGGGTGGGTACGTCCTACAGGTGAAGATTTAGAACTAAAGTGGACTTCTCCAAGTACAGGTATTACGTTAACTGAAACATTTGAAGTGTATGAGTGGTGTTGTTGGGGTGCCGTTGATTGTCCAAGTCAAAATGATGTTATGACAGTCACGTTCTCACAACCTGAAAGCGAGGACTGTCACAACAAAGTATCTGCTATAGGTACGATTAATTGCTACTATGTACCAAAAGAAGACTTAGACAACATATATGTATATGCTGATAATAACGTGTGTAAATATAGTGGTTGGCAAGGTGAATTCAGTGTTACAGTTACACAGGCTGTACGAGGATATGAGGTCGTATACATTACAGAGGACGAGCACAACACAGACTCCAAAGAGTTTGCAGGTATAGTGGCGCTTGATCCAATAACTTCAGAGGTTACGAAACTATGGGATAATCTGTTTAACGTAGTTACTGGTTCCTATAAAATCGTAGGATTAGGAGATCCTACTTGTTGGAACATGAATGATGAAGTAGGTGAAACAGAAACAGTTACGAGATGGTATCGCGCACGGTTTACTTGTGAAGGTGGTGTAATTGGAAATGGTTGCATCCAACATTTATATCCCCCAGGTCATCCTATCTACAAATATGGGCAACATCCGTTCCTTGACGATGCGGTGTATAGGGATTTAGCAAATTCTGATTACCGACCTTCGTCAAGTGACGGCACTGCTCGTTATCTCATTGCACTAGAAGATCAAGATGGTATTACTAATTGGCAAGAAGTTTGTAATTTCAATTTTGTAGGTGCTATGGATATTCTTGTTGGAGATAAGCATATAGGGGAAGG